AGGGTTAATATCAAATCTTTTTGAGTTGGTTTCCTGCAATAAATACAATACGTGTTCCATTTTTAAACTTGTCCAAGCAACCTCGCTTTTTAAATCGTTTATTAAATTAGTTGCAGTTGTTGGATAAAGTCTTTTAGTTTCTTTCAACTTGTTTCTGTTTTCTTTGCTTAATTTTTTCCACAGGGATTTCATAATTATTTGTTTTTATTTGTTAAAAATTTAAAAAATGCATATTGTACCATAAACATAATGCAACACCAAAATATAATTTCTAATATCATTTTTTATTTAAATTAATTCCGTAAACATTTACTTCTGAAAAAGGATTAATTCCGTCTTTTACCATTTTTAGTATGGTTATACATTCTTCTAAATCGTCATATCTTTTTTGACGTTCTTTTTTTGCATCTGGGTAATTGTTAGATTGCCATTCAGATAAACAAGCTTTTAAAATTTGTTTTTCTTTTTCTAAAATTTCAATTGAGTAATTCATAATATTTTGTTTTAGTTATTAATATTGTACAAATGTAAAGCAAATAATTTTAATAAAAAAATTTTTTACTAATTATTTTATAAAAAAAGAGCTAATTTTTTGTTAGCCCTTGAAAACATTGGTAAAATATTTTAAAATAATTTTTTGTAGTAGCCTATTCCAATACGTTTTTCTGTATCAAATGAAAAGTTAAGTATATTGCCTTTCTTGTTTTGTATTCCAAGTCCAGCAGAAAATAAAGGTTTATTTAGTTGCAAATTATTTGCCACGTTTACACCTAAATACAAATGATTTTTTGGCTTGGGTGCATCAACGTTTAAAGTTTGTGGTTTAATTGTATAATCAAAACGCATTTGTTTTATGTTTCCTGCAACTTCTCCACTAACGTAAGCGTTTATATTGTTATCCTCAAATTGTTGCTTAAAAGCGTTTATTTCGATTGCTTTGTTATACGCCTGTATTTTAGCAACGCTATCCATTTTCATAAATTCAAGTTGCATTTGGTTATTTTCTTCAAATAATTTATCTATTTGAGCCACATAAAAGCCAGTACCTGAAGTATCACGTACCTTTTTAGTTATTGGTACGTGTACTATATTGGTTTTAATAATTGTTTCGCCTTTTATTTCTTTTGTAACTACCTTAATTTTCTCGGCAGTTTGTGGTTTAGGTTCGCAACCACGAAAAAATAACACGATAAATAATAATACCTGCCCTAACCAAGTTAAATAATTTATTCTTTTATTAGTTGTTTCCATAATTATTTATTTTCAAATTCTACATTGTAACCTAATTCTTTTAAAACTGCGTGTAATGCTGTTTCTACATCTTCGCCTACATAATTATTATCCCATATTTCAGGGTTTGGGTGTTGTAATTCTTTATCGTTTAAATATAATTTTGTACCAAAACTTGTACAACAACCATCGCTACAAGTATAATCCCAATGTTCAAATGTTATTTTAATATCACTCATCTGCTAACTCTTTTATTGCCTCGTTAATACTTTCTTGTTGGTAACCCATTTGAATTAATAAACCTGTAATAATATCTAATACTTCTACAGCTTCTAAATCATCGTTTGGCGTTTCTACTGTGTATGTATTTCCGTAATGTTTAATTTCTATTTTCATATTTTATTCTTAAAATTTTATGATATATTTTATTAACGCTTTCTTTGTTGCAACCACGATTATAATTAAATTTTATAATTCGTAATACTCTTTGTAAATCTGACATATTTATAATTTATTAAGTTCATTTTTTACATATTTCCAATAAATAGCTTCTTCATAATTTTGTACTCTATTACATAAATTTCTTATTTCTTCAATAGCTATTAATGCACATTCTTTTTTTTCGTGTATAGATAAGTCTGTTTTATAATTTAAAAAATTATAATTATTTATTAACTCTTTAGCTTTTTCTTTTGCTTCCATATTAAAATATTATAGGGTTAATACTCTTTTGGTTTTCGTAATAGTTAAAAACAATAAAACTACTATTTGTGTTTTTAAAGTTAGTTTTTACCCAATCGCTTGGTGGAGAAAAAGCACCAAAGTTTTGATATTCAAAAGCAGATGATGAAGTAAAATCTAATAATAATTGGTGGCTATCACCTTTACTAAATTCTATAGTGTAGTTATGCAATTTATATTCATCAATATAATTTTTAATCTTTTCAATTTGTACAGCGTCTAAATGTGGTTTAAAACCAAACTTCATATTTTTATCATCTTTACCGTGAGTTAAAATAAAACATCTGTTTTCTACGATATAATGGTCTATAAATTTTCTTTGATTGACTACCTTAACATTTTCGTATTTAAGCTCTATATACGCTTTAAATGCAGAATTAACGATATATCCAAAACTTCCTGCGTGGTTATCATTACAAATATTAATACATTCTATATTATTATAGTAAGGAATTAAAGCATCTATTAAACGTATTTTAAAACCTAACCCAACATCAAACGCTTTTTGGTTATCCATATTTTGTGGTAAACTATGTCCACCTCGTGTAGTTACTGCATCGTAACCATCCATAAAATCACCTAACTCGTGTATAATTAATGTATCTGATTGCTTGTTAATTAAAGTTTGTGAAATCATTATTTGTAAACGTTTATCTACTTCTGCTTCATTCCAAGCACCATCGTATAAACTATAACCGTTTTGGTTTACTTCCATTCCAATATGCACATCAGTATAAACCAACCTATCAAATATTGACAAATCTAATTTACTTTCTATTTTAGGTAATTTAATCGGTTTAACTAAATCTTTAAAAAAATTAGTAAAATCAATTTCTTTTTCTAATTCTACTTCTGTTTGTGGTTCTATGTATTCTGGGTTCTTAACAAAGATACTGCTTTGCTTTGTTTTTAACCACATATGTTTAACCGAAGTGTTTGGTACATCTAATTCATTAGTAGCGTTATAAATTCCCTCGTGCTGGTCTAATAATCTTGCTCTATGCCTTTTAATATAAGTTCGAAGTAAATCTACATCTCTATTAATATTACCACCATCATTAGTATTTAATAGTTTTTTAGCTATTTCTGTATCAGTACAGTTTTTATTACTTTGTAATAATTCAGTTAATTGTACATCGTAATCATTCCATTTTGAAAATCTCATAACTTATTTGTTTAAAAGTTTCAACAAATATATAAAAATTATTTGTATATTAAAAAAATAATATTATATTTGCGTATTCATAATTTGTTTTGATTAATAGTTAAGAAAAAACCCTTGCAGTATTTGTAAGGGTTTTTTTGATTAAATATTTTTATATTCCTGCTTGGCTTCAAAACTTGGGCAAGCTTTTTTAACTCCTAAAAAATCTTTATGTCCTTGTACTATTGCGTTTGGGAATTGTTTTTTAGCTTGTTTTATTAAATATAATAAACTTTCTTTTTGTTTCTGTGTTCTCGTATCTTTTGGCTTTCCTTTTTCATCTATACCACCAATATAACTAAAATGTATTGAAGTAGAATTAAAACCTTTAACACCGTTTGTAATTTGTTCATAGTTTGCTAATTCGTGTATAATACCGTTTGCATCAATTAAACGATGATAACCTACAGACTTCCATTTTAAAACATCTTTCCAATAGTTTAAAATTGCTTGTTTTGTAGCGTTTGGCTGTGAAGCTGTGCAATGTATAACTATGTATTTTATTTCACGCATATTATTTAATTAAATCAATATCTTCTTTAACTTCTTTTGCTCTGTTTAATAAGTTTTTTAACATCTTCCAAACATCAATTTTTAAAGCAGCTTCTATATTTTCTTTAATGCTTACAAGCTCAATAAAAATTAAAAGTATTGCTACTAATTTTGTAAACATAAATTGAATGGTAAAATGTTGTATAATAAATTCGTTTAATAAAAAATTATCAATTACATATAATAAGATAATAGTAATTTGGTATAATAGCATTTTGCTTACTATATGGGATAATCTTCTGCTTTTAATAGATACCCACCCATTTAGTTTAATGCTCTTAAATATACCTGTAAATGTGTCAAGTATAATTCCTACTCCTACAGCAATTAATAGTCCGTGAATAGGTGCAAAAAAAAGTATTAAGCCACTTAAAATATAATTAAT